GTTATTTTTATTCAAAGACTGTTTGAGCTACAACCTGAACCTGCTTGACTAGATTGCGCGACGATTTATTCAACACAAGCATTTATCAGTACTTAGTTTCTTTCAACCGCAATTCAAAATAGTAAAATAAGTATTTTGATTTATTCCATTATACCATTTAGTTATAATACCGTGACTTTGGGACAATTATTAGTTATTAAGCGTAAACATAGTATTTGAGGATCATTCAACTTAATATATACATTACTTAAAACATTCTACTTAATCTACATATTTACTGTTCTCGAAATGTATCAACAGATTGACTTCAACGCAGTTGACTACAGCGTACTCTACAATCCGGGTGGCCAGCTGGTCCAACCAACCGCCATCGTTGGATCACCTGTCCACTATGAAGCTGTTTATCCCACACCAATGTTGCCTTACACTGCCGTACCGACCGTCACTTCAATGATGGACCATCTGGCTGTCGAAGTGGCCGGTTCTTCTTCCGGTTTCTCATCCGATGGCTGTTTGAACGTAGATCTCGGACTTCAGCAAGAGAATCACTCTTTAAAGAAGGAGATCTCCGATCTAAGGTCTGAAGTTGAGAGATTGACTGCTGAGAACAACATGTTACGTTCTCATGTTTGTGAACGTATGAATACTAATGAAGTCGTTGGAATAGCAGACAAGGCAACAAAGTGTGTAGATAAGTTTCAAGCTCATTGGGACATGATGTTAAGATCTGGTAATACTGTACAGCATAAAGGATTAAAACTAGATAGTGTATTACTAGCACGGATTGATACTCTCTATCGTTTAAAGATCAAACAACCCAGCTCTCATCCTTTAATAAGGTCTTACTTTCCAGACGCTGTTGATAATGAGGTTCTTTACGACTATGTTCGTATCAACAATCACTTCACTTTTCTTAAGGACTGTTATAACAGGGTATTAAATGATATTAATCCAAATGATCTCCTCAATCGTGCCATAGAACTTTGTGCCTTATTACATTTTTCAGGGTTTAACGCTGAGAATGTGACAGCTAACAATTTACGTCACTTGGCCGGCAGAAAATATGAACATGACATTATTTCTAACTCTTATCCATATAAAGTAGACATGCTCGAAAATGACACCAAAGTTAAGGATCATATATACGGTAAACATGACATTGATATTAATGATCTGACCATCTTACACCTTATGAGTCATCTCTCGGTTAACGTTACTGGAACTAACCTTGCTAGGTATCACGTTGGTAATTCATGTCGTATTACTGAAAGTTCAGTGCTTGAGTTACCTGTAGGTGACGAGACTCGTTACTTCAAACCACTCAAGTGTTCTGGACCATATGCCATATTCGAACGATTACCATGTGAGAAGGATTATCGTGTTAACGGCCTACTCCATCATTTTGGAGTTGTTCCTATAACATTAGTTCGTGACATAGTCGAGATTGAACCCATAATGGAGGATTATTTTATCAGTGGCCCAGTCGGACCGTCCATTACGTGCCTTATGAAAACATACGCTTTAAATCATGTGGAAATAGTATTTGGAGAGAAGGGACTATATGTTAGACCGACCGGATCTAAAGATCTGTCTAAAACCGATGACTGTTGTCGTCAAGCCTTTGCTCTAAACAATGAACGAACCAGATGTCACAAACAACTTAAACCAGGCAAACGTAACAAGAAGTCTACCTCACGGAATACCAATAAAACGAAGTAAATTAATAACCCAGGGTGTCGAACCACGGTTAATAAAACATTCGGAATAAACAAAATTGGGAGTTACACAATACCACCAAAACCAAAGCTTCTGCAATCAAGTCAAGATGTGAGTCTCAGACCGCAGGCTTTAAGTCCACGAGTAACCCGAC